TATTGGTTAAGGTATTGTTACAATTACCAGTTTTTGTGATTGGGTTGTAGTCGTTATATGCAGGCCAATTTCCAACGTTTGTTATTCCACTTCCGATTTTTGATTGACTGTAGAAACTAGCATATTCGATTAAGTATAGTAATTGTATTCCACTAACTAAATCATAATCTAACTGTCTCCAGTTTGAACCACGATTTTTTGCAATCGTTCTGAAGTTTGCTCTTGTCATATATACAGCAGGACTTTTACCTTTGATACTTGATAGTTTATCACCACTTGTAGCAGTAACATCTTTTTGACTTTCTATAACTGTATTTGCTGCTGTTTCGTCTGTCAAAGATTCACTTACGATGATTGATTGATTGCTTGAACTAACAACAGTATAAGTGTTGTTATTGGAAGTAGTTCCACTTACTGTGATTTTGTCTCCACTTTCTAATAATCTGTATGGGTTTGTTCTTGCACTAGTTGAGATAGTTTTTGTAGAACTTGTGAATGTAACAGAATGAGCAGTTTGAGAAATTCCATTACTATAACGCAGTGAACTAGTATCATATAAAACACCTTCATATGCACCAATGTAACGATAGTTAACTTCAACATCGTCTTTTATGAACATTGGGTGAACTTCCAAGCCTGCTTTTGCTTGCATTGATATTGCCCAACCGTGTTCGTCTCCAATCTGTATATGGTTATAATAATACTTTGGAATTTCAACCATCACTTGTCCATCAGTACCAGTTAAATCTGACGGAGTACCATCTAGTTTTTTACTTGAGTCTGTTGGGTCTAAATAGTAGTTAACTGTACCATCGTCTTTTAACAAACATCTTCTTATGTCTTTCCAAGGACTAATTGAGTTGAATGAAGGTTGACTAAGATTTTTTGCTAAACCAGTTCTTTCATACACATCAGTAGTTTCATTCCAAGCAAGGCCGTAGGCAATAGATTCTGAAGATGTCTGTGTTAATGCAGGACTATCGGAATAAATAAAATTAGTTTTAGGTTTAATTAGTCTTGGAAATTGTGTTGGATATGATGCACTGCAAAGATTTGTATTTAAAAGAGAGGTAGGAGTAAGATTGTTACCTGAGTTAGAGTAATCCTTTGAAGCATCAGTTACATTATTTCCGAGCCATCTAAAGAATGCAGTTGCCTTGCTGTTCTTTCTTATTCCGTTTTTCCATTCAGAAAGATGTTCGGCTTGTGTTTTTGCATAGTTACGTATCTGGATTATTTCACCAAGTTGACCGGAGAAATACCAAGTGGCAGAAGATGAAAGCCTGCCAACAGTGTAAGCGGTTATATTGTTAGTATTTCCATTTACACTTGTAGCAGTAACCGCAGAAGCATTATCGACGTATATAGAATTTGTAAAGTCAATAATACAGGTGAAATAATGCCACAAATTATCATTGTATACTCCGGCGGTTGATAAAAACATTAAATTTCCCGAAGCATCAAAAATCGATAAATTAAGTTTATAATCATCTCTGATTCTTAATACATAGCCCATTGAATTGCTTGATGTCGTCCCCGTTGTCTTTGATACAATAACTTGGTTAGTTGTTGCACTCGTCTTAAACCATCCACTAATTGAAGTAGGGTAGAACTCCGTTAGGCTCACATCATCCAAATAGATGATGTCTGCCTGATTGGTGTATGCCTTAATTGGTTGACTAACTTCATTTGCTGTTGGTTGAAAGTTCCAGACTACTTTTGTAAATGTTCCGGGTATACAACTAATATTCGTGGTTGTCTTTGATTGACCGCCAAGAACTAAAGTAAGGGAAGGTTTAGTAATAAGTTTCAAACTAAAGTTATCAAAATCACCGCTTGAAGTTGTTGAAGCGGCAACAATTCTAAATCCTCCCGTTGTCGTACTAACGAATGTAAATGATTGAGAACCGCTTACAGAAACAGTTCCGATAGTTGCTGTTCCATCATAACTTTTAATTGTCCAAGTAGAAACAAGATTAGCAACATCAAAAGTTAATCTATAAGTTTGTCCCGATGTTCTTGGTGCGGAAGCTACGGGTAAAGTACAATATTGATTTGCGACTGTTGCTGTTATTGTTAAATCGTCTGTTTCATCGTAAGCATTTAAATCAACATTCTCCCAAGCACTCGCACCGCTAAAATCTCTGTCAACCTGATTTGGCATAAGTTCTCCGCCAAGTATTCCCGTTCCCCTTGCCCAAAGTTCAAGGGTGTACTTTTTATAAACATTTCCATTCATTCCTAAAGCAGAGAAAGAAGTAAAAGGTAGTGATATGTTGTTGGTTGTTGAATCACCACCAGATGAAGAAGTCATAGCAAGACTGTAGGAACCTGTTTTCTTATCTACAGTAGACCTTGCAATTGAATGATTTCCATTTCCAACCCATGTAATAGGATCTGCTTCGAATCCTCTATCATTTGCACTCGTAATCATCTCAGGACCATTTAAATCCAAATCCGTTGGACTAGTTTTTGATAAATACTGATTTGTACCATTTAATTTTATTGACTTTGCACAATTAGGCAATACCATATGTTTACCTTAAATAGTTTTTCTTTTGAGAATTAAATAACATACTTACATCTTCTCCACTTAATACGTCCTTAAATATCTGTAATTGAGATATCAATCCGTTGAATCCTCTCGTTGTAGCATTATTATTTCCAACAATAAAATTAGTAGTTCCCGTTGCTGGTGTACCACTACTTTGGTTACTAGTTCCAGATAACTCTCCATTTATATACAGATTTGCAACTCCCAATGTAGTTCTAGTAACCGCGAAATGATACCATTGCAAGAGTGTAAGAGAACTTACAGCAGAGGAAGCACTTGTAGATGCGTCAGATTGCAGTTGTAAATAAGAACTAGATGAATTTACAAAAACTTCCAACTTACCATTACTAACAATTTTACCTAAATTACTTGCACCCCAACCAAACATCTTTATCCAACCAACAATGCTACACTCAATGCTTGAAATAAAATCAGTTCCCAAATCTAATTTGGATGTAGATCCATTAAAATTCATTACATAACCAGGATTGTTATGCAAAGTAGTCACTGAGGTGTTTGTAATTGACCTTCCTAATTTATCAAACACTACTCCACTTGTTGAATCTAAATATAATAAAGATTGGTAGTTCTTTGTACTTGCAACATATCTAAAAGGAGAAATACCTTTTTGATAATTTTTTTTGTATAAGAGTTTTACTTCATTAGAATTTAAACCTTTATTAAAAAATTTAACTTGAGAAAGTTTTCCAATAAAATAACTACTGCTATAACCGAGTTTAATTGAGTTAGCATTTATTGCAGTAGCTGTTGTAATTAAGCAATAATTCCATTGATTTAATGCAATTGTTTGAGTTGCTGCACCATTTACATAATAAGTTGGAGAAGTCAAACCAGTTGATGTAATTTGCAACGCTCCAAGGGAAATCTTATGAGTAGATGATAATTGAATAACATCAAGTGAGTTAGTAGTAGGAAATAACCAAAAAACTATGGAGTTTATTGGATTCTTAATACCATTATATGCTATGACCTCTGCCCCACTGAAACTTCCATATTGAATTCCTTTTTCATTACCCACAAAAAACGATACTCCGGTTGTAATGCCTTCTGTAAAAGGATTTATGATAGGAGAAGATGAAAAGTTTTCTTCAAAAACTACACAACTTTCAATTTTATTATAAGATGACTTCACTTCTAAATTCTTCCCACGTTCTTTCTGGATTAAAATTTGGGGCAAACATTACAACATCACTTACTAATGTATGTATATTTAATATATCAGAACTCAAAAACCCCTCTACCTCTTCTTGCACAATGCCTTCACATCTAACTTCTTCTGCAATTAATTGGGGAGTACCTCCATCACCAGAAGGTTCATATACAGCAGGAGTAATGACTTTTCCTCTTGTCAATTCCAATGCTTCTGTTTCTAACCTTTTAATTTCATCTTTTACAAGTTTAGTAGATTGAAACAATATATTGTCTTCTATAAATAACCTCGTGTCATCTTTCCCTTGTTTTAACAAACTATAGATATGCTGTGCTTCTTCAGGAGTCAGATTAACATTATAATTATTTACTTCGTTTACTTCACTTTTTTCAAACAATCCCATCTTTTTAATCCTCCATTTTATTCATAAACAACAGTAGCATCCCAAGTATTAGTAGATATTACAGTTAAGCCAATGGAGAATGGTATTCCATATTCCAAGGTTGCAGGAGCATCGTTTTTTGAACCATATGCAATTGCTGCTACTAATGATCCTGAACCACTTAACCCATCATAAATAGAAATTCCTGCTCCAGCGAAAGCTGTATTGACTGTAACTCTATGCAATACTCCTGCCCCATACTTCATAACGGAAGTAGAAGCAGTAGTAACTCTGCCATATTGTGTATCTGTTACTAAATTTCCTAACCTATAAATAGTTGCAACTCTGCATTCAATCGAAGTATTTGTAACACCTCCTTCAGAATTAGTATTATCAATTCTAATAGGCAAATGCATATTATCTGTCCACGTAGTTTGTGATGCATTTATTATGTTTACCAATATTCCAGCAATCACAAAATATATCTTTGCATTAGTAATGTAAATTTCGTAAGAATTAATGTTAGTTAAATTCATAGAAGGAATATTACCATTCCAATTAGAAGTATTAACTACACTTTCTACTCCACCTTTCATTGTACATGTGGATAAAGTAGTGCCATTTAATTTAAAGTATGCACCATTTGTACCATCAAATATCCCCCACCGTTTTACATTATTTACAACTCCAGAATCACTTAAACGAATCTGAGAACGAAATCTATTAGATGATCCTCCGGTATATCTCGCTTTTCTTATTGATTGAATGACGGTTGAACCATTGCTGGTTGTATTGGTAGAGAGTGTTATCTGAGAATTAGCGGATGTTGTAGTACCCCCGTTTGAGTTAGTAACAGTCCAAAAATTAGGATCCACCACGTTACCAACAAAAACAGATCCAACCAATCTTACCGGGGTTATAACTCTCAACTCATCCATTGGAGTACATTCTGTTATAAATCCGTATTGATCGGTTAATTGGTTAGATTTTGAAGTACTATTTCCAACCATTATTTCCAACCTTTAGTAATATACGCAGCTGTTACTTGTCCAGAAACTGATCCTGTTGCAGAACAAGAAATCTGTAATTGAGTATATGGTATAATATTATCAGTATCCCATGCAACAACCATCAACTGATTCTGATCAACATTAAACTCTACATACTCGGGTTCTATTTTAACATCTGACGCAGAAACCGTTCTAATAGGTATATTGTACTCCTCAGAGCCTGCATAGGTATGTTTTGCAAGGACTCTAACTCTAAAATCATTACTACTTCCACTTGCTACCGTCAACCACGCGCCTAAACTATTATACCCTCTACAATCAATTTCTGATCCTAAATCCGCCCATGAAGTTGTCATAGATTGTGCCGCTGTAATGAGTGTTTCTGGATCTGTATAACGAGACCACACAGGAGCTTGTTCAATTGTTTTTGTTACATCCAAAGCAGAATCATATGCTTTATCAGGACCTAATAAGGATACAAATACCGTATCCCCAGTTGCAAAATTATTTCCAACATCATTACAGGTAATTGTCCCAGAACTTACTGTAATACCAGTGATAGGACAATGATTAATTGCCCCTCCACTTGCTATTTGAGATATTTTTCCTCCAACAACATTTATAACATCTAATGTAAATGGTAACCCAGATACCACGATATCCTTTGTACCCACAGTTGGAGTTGCTGTAAAGTCTCCGAAGGCGTTACTGTAGACTTGCGTCCCTGCAGCATTAGGAAACTTAGCAACAGATACCTTTAGGTTTCCCCTGACATCTGTCTGGAGATCCGTAATGCTCCCACTCGGAAACGTTTGAGATGTGGAATTATAAACTCCCCCTATTCTAACAGGGTTACCCAATGCTTGTACACCATTACCAGCGAAGCCTTGTATTGTATTTATGGATCCTGATCCATCTACAGTCTGTACTAGCAATGCTTTGGATGAGGTTGTAACGGACCCACTGGCATCCTTAATGAAAGCTCTCGCATCAGTCGTAGCATCTTTTAACTCTACAGCACCTATTTCAATATCACTACTTAATGCTACTCTAAGATTACCATTTTCATCTAACTGTGCATCTCCTCTCTGTCCTTCTGTTAATGTAGGAGGAGTTGCAAAATACACACCACCAATTTTAACTGGATTTCCTGCATCTATAGCACCACTTGCAACGTTTCCTTGAAATCCACCAACAACTCCATAAGAATCTACGTGTTGTACAACTAAAACATTAGTGGATGTAGTTTTAACAGCAGAAGCAGATGCAACCATTGTTCTATTTTCAGAACCTGAATCTTTAATTTCTATTGCACCAATTTGTATATCCCCCTCGGTGTATACAATTAATCTACCCCTAGAATCCGTTTGAAATATAACTTGTTCACCATCGGATAATGTGGGTAGGGTTGAATTATAAACTCCTTTTACAGGAAGAGCAGTATCTGAATCAATTGCACCGGATCCCAACTGTACTCGCAATCGGTATTCATTAACATTAACATATTCAGTAGACTTTTGAAGTATACGTTCTGGGGAAGTAATCTTAGGTAAGTTACTCATGGAAATCACCTTTTAAAATTCTAAATTACATGCATTACATTTTGTTATGCTATAATAATTGATTAAAAGGTAGGAAGATTCAATCTACTTAGATTTCTCTTTAATTTCCTTTACAATAGCTCTTATGAAATTATTTAATTTCTTTCTCCTTTCCAATGTTACAGTAAGGAGTTTCTTTAAACGGGGTAAAGATATAGGTTTCAAAAATTCAAAATCCATTACACTCCTATTCTTTTCTATTTTATTTCATCAATCCCAAAGTCCCTTCTAAACTTCTTTCTTTGTTCCTTTAATAACATTTCAAAATCTTTTTCACTTCCCTTAAAATTCAATAACTTATTAGTATCTTCTTGAATCCTTAATGCACCTAATAATCCTGAAGGAAATGTTTGATCTATTATACTTGTCATAAGAGAGAAAGTAGGATATTTAGTTGATAGTTTTCTTATTAGTTTTGCTTGATCTTCAATCTTCAATTCCATAATTTCTTACTCCTATAATTTAACTTCTAGTTATATTAAATTCTATATTACACAATGTTAGTAAGGAGGGAGGAAATATTTGTATTTAAAACTTCCACATCCCCAAATTCTATCATGCCCATGATTTAACATATTTTGATATTCCGTTAAGGAACTGTCGAAGTTTGGAAGTTTTTTAGGAAGTTCTGATTTCCTGTACCCAAATCTATGGACTCTTTTCCAATCTACAATATACCAATAGTTTGGTTCACCGTCGGAAACTTTAATAAACCCCAAATGATCATACATGTTTTTTCTTAAAGATGATGTCCAATGTCTATCAGCATAACTAATAACTTTCTTTGGTTTAATATTAGTTAGGAAAAAATTAAATAATTTAGATACCCCTCCAACTACATCAAAACTCGTACAAAATCTAGTTAATTCATAAGTATTTTCTTCACTTTTTGTTCCTAATGACTTTCTTAATTCACTAAAAGACATACAACCAATCAAGTCATTCTGATAAAATAAACCAAGATTTATAGAAGAAGGAGCATAACCTTGCAAATGAAACATACTACAAAACAAAGATGCTGTTCTAAATGTTATATTTTTTACTTCACATTTCCTTGCAAAAATCGGAGGGGTTTCTGAAATTCCTAAAACTCTCAACAATCTACTCTTTACTATCTGTTGTTTATCTCTCCAATCATCTTCAAAAATATGAATAAGATGTATATTATCACTTTCAGCATCTTTTGTTTTTTGTAAATGATATTTTTTTGGGTCTTCTATATTACGATTAGCTTGTCTTAACATTTGTTCACTATGCCAAAACAATCCATTGAATTCTATTCCTATTCTCTTCGAAGGTATATAGATATCTATCTCTTTTTTAGAATCTCCCAAGAGAGTTCTTTCTCTTCTTGTTATTTCTATTCCATGTAATTTTAAGAAATCTGAGATTTGTTCTTCTGGAGTAGAAAAACAACAATCTCTTAAAGGAATACCAAAATTATGAAGTTTATAAGAAACAAAACTTGCACTTACTCCATACATTGCTTCTATAGTAGTTGTAGATAGTTTTTGGGTTATATAAAGATCTTCTAAGAATTGTTTATCATTAAATAATTCAAAAACATCTTTTCCTTTATTAATGTAAGTGGGATTAGAAACTCCATAAACTCTTTTTAAGGTATCTATTGCTTTTTCTTTAATTTCCTTACATTTCATTGCGTTTGGAGTTCCAAATTTAGATATCATTGTTTGTGCTGCTTTTTCTCTTACAAGAGGAGATTGCATAGGGTAATCTACATTTAAATTCTTCCTATTCTTATCTTTTATCTTATCTTGTATAATAGGAGATTTAAAAGGATTGTCTACTCCATATTTGATTATATTTGTTTCTCTCGTTTTCTTCTTAATTTCTTCAGTTTTAACAGGATGTTCGTTTCCATATTTTTCTATATTTGTCTGTTTTATCTTTTCTCTTATTTCTGGATTTGAAAGAGCAGATTTGAATCCGAAGTTTTGAAGACATGTGTTTTCCATTTTCTTCTTGAATTCTTCTACTTTACCAGGGTTGTTTGCTCCATATTTTTCTGTGAAGGTGGAGATTCTAAGTTTTTGAGCACATTCTTTTGAACATGCTTTCTTCTTATTACCATAAAATATTGTACCACAAACTTCACATACTCTTTGTTTTTTCTCCTTCCTTCTCATATTTTCATATACGCATTCCTTTGAACAAAATTTAATCTTCGATCCTGTTTTAGGCATAAATAATTTACCACACAATACACAATTTCTTTCACTTTTGTAATAGAATTCCATTCCTTGTGTTTTTGCTTGATTTTGTCTTGCCAGTAAGTACATATGTTCTTTACTACAAGTTTGAGAAGTGGAGTTTTCTTTTCTAAGAAATTCTTTTCCACATATTTTACATTTTGAGGTTTCCATTAATCTTATTATACACAATCTATACATAAAAAAACCACTTCTTTTTAGAGAAGTGGTTTTGAAGTTAATTCATTGAAAATAACTAAATTAACCAGTGTGAGTTCCTTTTGCTAAGCCATTAGAGTTTAAGATACTCATGCCAATCTCCTCATAACCTACAAATCCTATTGTGGCCTCTAAAGGAACGTCATTTGGCATAAGAATCATTTCAGTTCTTATCGGCATAACACCAAAGAATCTCGGTTCTGCCATTGCATAAACCGTACCAGCTGTAACTCTACGAGAAACAATTATATCAATTCCCCAAACAGAACCGTAAAGACCTGTTTGTAATATCTCTCTCATAGTTACTGGATCAACTTCGAAACTATCCCAAGCACGGATATCTTTAAAAGAAGAATATCTCATCAAGAATCCGTAGCAAGGTAAATCATGATCCATAACAACACTAGACAGGTCATTCAAGAAATCTTTATCACATCCTGCTGTACTAGTTGTTACTGCATTGTTTGCAACGTTAGCAGTAGCTGTAGTTTCTAACAATGCTAGGAACTGATCGTCTTCCTGTAATTGTGTTGCAATACGAATTTTTTCTTGAGTTCTGTCAAGAATATTAAACCTTCTTTGCTGACAAATTTATTTTATCTATAATCTAAATAAATTTTGGACTATCTCTTTATCATTACTAATTGTAGTGATATCTGGCGTATAGTCTCTGAGGTAATTATTATCTTTTTCTTTTTCCCATCCGGGGATTATTAAATAATGCTTTGCATAAATTTTACTATATAAACATAAATCTACCACCAAAAGATTTTCATTTGAGTATACTGATTTGAATTCATTAATCATCTGCCTTGATTTATCATCCATATAACCTTTTATCTCTATAAATAGGTTTAGGTTAGGAATATAAAAATCTGGTAAATAAGAAAAATTTTCAAAGAAAAATCTCTTAAATTCATATTCATATTTTACATTATAAAATTTAAATATTCTTGCCACATTTGCTTCCCAAGTACTTCTCACATAATGTCCCAAATCTTTTCTAAATCCACATTTAGAAATTGCATGGTTGTGATTTCGAGGGTTAAGAATTCCTTGTCTTATTCTCTCTATTCTTGTATTTGCAATGTGCTGAGCTCTCCTTTGATTGATTTCTTTTGTTCTTTCTTCTCCAAAAAATTCAACAAAAGTTTTCCCATCACTATTCCAATTTTTGTGGCCTGCTTTGAATTTTGCTTTGAGACTTTCTGAATTCTTCTTTTTAAATTCATCACTTCTTTTTATTCCTCTACTACCATCTCCGAATTTCTTTTTCTCTTCTGGAGACATTAGAGATATATTATGCCTTGTGGTAGCACCAATTTTATTCTTTGTATAATTTGATACTAACTCGGCATCAGGAAAAAGTGATTTGTAAAAAGAAGTGGAAATATGATGTTTCAAGATCAAATGACCTCTTCTTCCATCCAATCTTTTCCCTTCATAGTCACAAAGTTTGCATTTTATAAATGTATTTTCCATAAAAAAATAATAATCTTACCTGCTGATTATCTCTAACTTTATTTTTACAAATAAAGTATCAAACAAGATTTTCCAGCATTTAGCCAAATTAACAGACTCAACTCTCTAGTTTAAGTCAATCTGTTTTAAACGGATTCCTGCAGGTGAGAAGATTTCCCAAGTTGTTGGTTCAACGTAGTCACCTTCAACCGTCCATTCGTTAACACTTCCGCGTTTTGAAACAACGTAAGCATTAACCGTAATATCTCTGTCATAACGAGCGATCTGACCTTGAGCTAAAACATCACACATTTTGGTTCTCAATATCTCTATTGAGGTTGGACTATATCTTCATCCCTTCTTATGGGCGCTTGACATATAGTCTCTAGGGATATGAAAGTGATTTCTTTAGCTTTCGCTATTTTTACTCTTATGTTCATCTACTACCATCTTATCTCTGTAAAATTGTTTAGTAACTACATTTTCAACATCAATTAACTTTTGTTGATATTCAAAAAACTGTTCGTAAAATACATTTGTAATATCTCTTAAAGATAATGATAGATTTTGAAATTTTGTATTGTTACCTAATTCTGTAATAATTGATTGAATTTGAAGGAGATTAGTTTTGATGTTATTTGCTTTGTGAGTAATAACTCTCCACTGTTTTAATTCATCCTTCGGCATTACATTAAGGAATTCATAGAGGGATTTTTCTCTTTTCTCTCTTTCTTTCTTTCTAATTCCTTTAATGATGTGTTGAAGTTTCTTCCTTTCCCCTTTCATTTGTATGAAAAGTTTGTGTTCTACTTTTGTAGGGTGAAGAACAGATTCTCTGAATTTTTTAATCTCTTTATCTAACTCATCTCTTTTATTACAAAGATCTTCTACCGAAGTATCTTTGGTAGTTTGAAACATAAATGTTTTCCTTTCATCTTTCCTGCTGATTGTCTCATCCTTTTCCCTTACGAAAAAAGGCTCTAAGAGAGTTTCCAGCATTTAGTCAAGTTACGAGACTAATGTTTTTAGTTCAAACTAATCTCGAAAAATTTCCTTGAAACTCCAACGTAATCCAATTCAGTACGAATAGGAACAGCCATCTGAGCTGCAAGGACTTGTCTTCCTGCTTCTGTAGTTAAAGATTCCCAAATGGAATCATTGTCTACTACAGAAGATTGATATGTTTTATAAGGGTCATTGACAGAGGATGCCTGTTTTGTAATGGCAAAACCATTACCAGGCTTTTGTTTTGGTAAGTATATCAACTTATCCTCCTTATAAAATATTGTTACAAAAGAATGAACTTAATGTTCATAGAAAAAACACACTTTAATGTGTTTTTAGATTTATAACAGTTTTATTGTATCATAAAATTCGTACTGTTACATAACGAATAAACTTTGTTTGAAAAAAAAGGAGAGAGTATTGCATCTCTCCCACTAATTAATTAAAACCTTAAAATAACACCTAATGTGTAGTTATTATCAGCAGCAGGTTTCTTCCACATCTTTCCTTTTACAGAACCAGTTGAAGTTGTAGTCCATTTACCAACAGAGTTGATATAAAGGTCATCATTTATAGTACCACTTTCAGGGTTACCAGAAACTGTATCATAAACTCTTGTTGCAGAACTTGCTGCAACTTCTTCACTGTGGTCAATATCAAATTTTGTACCAGAACCATAAATACCAGTTAACAAAGACCCAGTCGGAGGAGCTGATAATTCATCATCATCATCAACACCAATAAACATAGTGTCATCTGTGACTGCTATGTCTGCATAAATACCATTTGAATCCAGAGAAAATGCTTGTCCTGGCAACCATCCAGTTGTAACTGTTGCTGCGGCTACTTTGAAGGTGTCTTTTGCGAACGCACGATAGATTACTACTTTACTCATGTAAGTTTTACCTCTTTTTTTGTTATTATTAAATATTCATTTTTTAACGATTCCTAAGAGGACGATTTAATAACTTTTATATTGTGGTTTTCTTACTTTGCTTAAATCTACTCCTTTTGATTTCAATATATTCTCAGTAGTAGTAAAAGCAGAAGAAATATTTAATGTACTTTGAACTGAATCTGTTCTCATCTGTGGAATTACTTGTGATGCAATTTTGGCATCTTTTGCAACGTTTGAATCAATGTCTTCGGTTTTAACTTCAGATTTTGGATCACTAACTCCAGTAGTGGTATTTCCAACAACTCCTGTTTCAGTATCTGGAATGTGCGCAACTTTTGGAATTGTTGCACTCTTTAATGCTGCAATGTTTGTTATTGGTAAGTTGTCTAATACTTTATCTAAAGTATTGAATTCATTATCTGGCATTTTGTAGAGTTCGCTTGCTTTCTTTTCTATTGCACCATAGGAGAACTCAATTGATCCTCTGGATGCAAGTTTTCTTGCCAATTCTACAGCTCTCTGCGTTTTGGCTCTTACAACGTGGAGATCTGGTTGTTTGTTGGAAATCTTTCCCGGCCCATCTTTCTTTTCATCATTGACTTCCTTCACTTCCTCTCTTTCTGGTTTGTATGCGGTATCCATTTGAGTGTCAGAAGCTCCAGATGTGAGTTCTTTCGCGTAGGTTGCATCTCCATATGCATCTTTGTAATACTTACGAATACTTCCCTTACCATTTTCATCTTCTGCAGAAAGTTTATATCCTGCTGTGGATACGGATTTTGCATTTAAGGATTTTTGAGTGTTACCAATTCCTATTTGCATTACGTTGTCAACAATCTGGTTGCCGTATAATGCACTTGCAAAGATTGATAATGTAGCATCATTAAATCCTCTGTACTGTTCTGGAACATCAGAGAATATATCACTTGGTAAGGCGTTAAAAGATGCTTGTATTCTGTTTTTGCTTTTGGAATCATAAACATCCCAATAAGAAGAAAACTTATCACCTGTATTTTTAATGAACTTTGCATTTACAAAAGGAGCATCATTATGAGGATTGCCTTCATCCATCAATCGTTTATCTACAGAAGGATTAGGCATAGAATCTTCTTTCTTTTTATCTTTATTAAATTCATCAGCACCGGCTTGCCAATGTCTGAGTTCTACTTTTGCAGGGTCACCTTTGGTAGCGGGTTTATCTCCGGAGAATTCTGCTCCTGTTGGAGGAATGGCTGTTGCTATGGTTTTCTTTCCAAAAAGGCCATCAAGGAATGACCAAGCTTTCTTTGCTTCTTTTACTGTTTCAATTGTATCTTTTAAGGAAGAATTCTTAAATGATTTTCTTGCTTTGGTTAAATACGTCCAATGTTTAATTGAATCCTTTGCATCTGCAATTGCTTTTTCAGATTGTTCTTTAAATGATACTAATGATGCAGCATATTTTTCATTAAATCTTTTAACCGAAGCTTGTTTTTGTTCTTCCTTAGATTGTCCAATTAAACCATCTAAGTTATCGATGACTAATTGTAAATCATCTTTTGCTTCGTTTAAGACTTTCTTTGCATCTTCTGGAGTTTTTATCTTTTCAGCATGTTCTTTTTCCTCTCCTTCCATATCCCCTAAATCAAAGGAGAGTTCATCAGGATTGACTTCAGAAACCTGACCTTGCAATTCTTCAGCACCATCTTTTGTTTCATTTAATTCATCTTCCATTTCTGCTAATGCAGTTATAATCTCGGTTGAACTTAACTTCTCCATGGATTTTTGCTCCTTGTTAAAAATTTTTTGTACAAATATAGTTAACAAATAGACAAAAATCTACAAAATTTCAAGATGGAAGGGTCAATAAAGTGCTATTAATCACTTTTAATTCATTACGAAGGTCTAGTTTTTCGGAAGGAGTTAAAGAACGGTCTTTCAATTGTGTTCGTATTTCTTCTCTCCTCTCTTGGAAGGATTCTTTAATTGATGATGGTAATTTGAGAGAAGGAATCTCATAATCAAATGAAAACTTTAAGGAACTATTATCTATAAATTCATTATCATCTATTTCGTCAATCATTTCTTTCACTCTCTTGTAATAAATAACTATCTGGTTCTTCTTTTACTTTAATCCAGGGCTTAAAGTAATCATAAAAATTATTCTTCCAAGTAGTTTCTAAATCTTTATTTCCTAATGCGTATTCTAATGTTAAATCATAATCAGGAAAGAATAATGTAACAGTGCTATAGTATTCACCTCTTCCTACTACTTCAGCCTTCTTTCCTTTCTCAATTAACGCCTCTTTGCCGTCGGGTTTGAATTTTCTGTGAGTATCTTTTACTTTGACTGTTTCCCCTAATTTTGGTATCCAATTTCCTGCATTATAATTATTAACATTAATTGGTTTTACATCTCTTCTCTCTATGTTATGAACTTTTCTTCCAAAAGGGGAACCATAATCATATCCATACCAACTGAGTTTTAAACTACTTGTTATTCTATACTGGAGTTTCCACTCTTCAAATTTTTCTGGAGTAAATCCATAAGCACTTCTTCCAATAATATGACCATTCACAAACCAACTTTTCTTTCCATCCGCAAATTCAATTGCGGGACCATCTAGTCTATGAAGGTGGTTGTTTTGATACCATTCTTTTGTACCATTAGGATATGTTACTGCAGGTCCATAAGGATTGTGTAGTTGGTTTTTATTGTTGACGTAGATGATAGTTCCGAGTATAAAATGCCATCCAATTTCTCTTGCTATTTCCCACTGAGTATCTTCAGTAACTTCAATTCGTTGTGATAGTTCTTCTTTCTTCCAACTAAGTTTAAGAGAAGGATATATATTTACATCACTCATTTGTATCTTTAACCTTCTTTATCATTTCTTTAGTTACCATTCCTTTTTCATTTAATAATTTTTTAATTTCATTAGTCTTTTGATTTGCATTCTTTATTGTATTCTCCCTTTCCTTACCTTCTGCCCAGGATTTGGCACACCTTTGACTTTTCCTTACAAGTTTTTTCACTTAATTTCCTCTCCATAAATAGTGAAAACAATGTAATATTAGTTTTTTGTAAGTTCATCAAACCTTGCTTCCCAAACTGCTTGGTTAATTAATTCTCTCCACTCTCTTCCATTTCTATCTACTTTATAATCTTCTACAACTGAACCTTCTTTCTTTATCTCTATCCCGCATCCATTTGGACATTCTTTACCTAACAATTCCATACTTCCTTTCTTTTGTATCACCCATCTTGTTATACCATCACTGCACAATTTTCTAGAACCTTCCTTTTCTTGTAGAGGAGTTTGATCTGTTTCCGGAGGTTCAGTTGAAGCCGGAGGAGTTTGTGTTCCTTGTTGTTCCTGTTCCCATTGATGTTCTTCCTGTGTAGGAGCATTTGTATTATTGTAACTTACATCTATAGCTACAGTCCCATCGGGTTTTTGTTTAAAACTAACATCACTAAAAACATTTCTCCAAGATTTACGAGTAGAAGATGGGGTTAGTTCATATCCTTCAAACAGTAGTGGAGTACCTTTTGGAGATTTATGTTCTTTATTCCTATCCTTTAGGGATATCTTATCTCCTTCTCTCCACGCTTCTAGTTCTTTCTTTGCTGGATCTCCACTCTTTGGAACTTTATCTCCAGTAAACTCTGCATTGTTTGGAATTTCAACTCCATTTTCTGTTTTATAAGGGGTAAATTTATCTTCCTCTTTCTTAAAACTTAAAATTTCTCTCCAGCCTTTCATCTTTCTTAATTCCTTCTTATTTCTTTAAATATTAAAAACTTCTTTACTTTTGTCCAACATATCTTATTGGAACAACTTTATCTTTATAAGGACTAAACAAACCTTTTTCTCCTTTTTCAAATCTTTGAATAGCTTCTTCTTCAGAATTCTCCCATCTGTAAACATGCAGTAATACTCTTGGAGGGGTATAATGGTAGGATAATCCTTCTTCTTCTACTACAGCGTATTGAGTTAAATAATTATCAGGAGGAGATGATATTAACCACCCTGTTGCGTTTGCTTCAAAATTTTCATGTGTACGCCAACTAAGTTTAAGAGAACTTGTTATATTGTGTTCTCTTTTATAGTTTTCAAAGTCTTCATCTGTAAATTCATCATTGCTTTTCCCAACAAATCTTCCATTCACAAACCAATATTTTGTACCATCTTCTCTCTCTATAGAGGGACCATTTGGATTATGTAGTTCGTTATTGGAGTTGATGTAGATGATAGAACCAAGATCAGTAAAAAAAGCATAAGATATTTCCCTTATTATTTCCGCTCTGTTATCTTCCGTAACCTTAATTCTTCTTAAGGTTTCTTCTTTCTTCCAACTTAATATAGAAGAAACATGCGAAGGAGATTTTGGTTGTAGTATTTGCAACCAATCAGTAAAGCTTTTCCTCCATAATACATCAACTTCATCTTTACCTTTTACATCATTTATATTAACTTGGTCATCATCTATGAACAAAGTTTTTCCAAGAGGTTTTACATAATGAGATTTAATTGCAAATGCTTTTAATATAATATCATAATTAAAATACTTATGAATATCAAACTTCTTCAACAACATAATAGAAGGTTGAGATTCATAAGGTACTTCAATCCTTCTTTGTACATCTACTAACTTTTGACCTCTACTTACTATTCCCATATTCACATCATTTTCATCTAATACATCTAATACTTTTCTTACATCCTTTTGTAACAGAATTGTATTTCCTTTTTCATCTATAACTGTATCCGCTGTCTTTAGTTCATAAGGAGGTTGTGTTTCATATGCTCCCATAGAAGTACCATTTGGTGATACTACATCCCAGATTACTCCATCTAAATCAAATATGATAGTGTCGTAGGGAGAAAGGATTGTTTTACTTAAATCAACTTCTTCTGTCATTTGATAAGGTATCTCTCCAGTTTTTCTTCTTCCCTTCGCCTTCTTCCAATACATCTGATCTCAATCCAACTATTATATCTTGAGTTTCAGAACCAGGAAATAAATATTGATTTACAAAATCCTTATTATCATCCAAATGACTTGCCATTTCTTGAGTTTCTTTATTTGGGTCTCTTGGCATAGGGTAATCTACTTCATACATATTAACAATTACCCCTTTATTTGCTTCTTTTATTGGGAACTCTTTACTTCCTTTCTCTTTTATTTCCTTTACCCAGTCATCTACTTCATCATCTGTAATGTTAGCTTGAGATTTCAATAAATTCTTAATTTGTAATTCTTCTACTGCAACATCACTATTGTTGATATTAAAAAAGGAATCTTGTAGATATGTAATCTTTTGTAAAGAAGTTTCTTTATTGGTAAAAAATGGAATGAGAAAGAAAAAAGATGAGAATAGTAGGAAATCTATATTTTTCTTCTTTTCTAGAATTTCAAAAAACTCATCTTTAGTAACCCAAATAGTTTTACTTTTCTTTTCGTCCTCAGTACCGTCTCCTTTTGGAGTTTCTTTACTTTCAACATCTCCTTTTATTACAAACATCGTACCTCTCATATCTGTAGACTTACTCAAGGGGAGGTCTTCAAATATAGGTATAATAGAAAATCCTTCTTCTACAGTTACTCCAGACTCTTCTTTCAATTCTCTAAGTGCAGCGTTTTCTTTTGTTTCACCTTCTTCGATTTTTCCAGAGATAACAGTGTAATAAAGGGATTCTCCAGTTTCATCCTTAATAAGATAGGGAGGACAAAATTCCTCCCTTATACCTACCTTATTACCTAAAATTGGTAAGATTAAAACCACATCTGGTTCGTGCAAGGACTCATATTGACTATCCTTCGGAGAAACAACTGATACCCAATCCCCTTTCCATAATGTTTTTACATCTTTCATAACATTAAGATTTCTTTGCTTGTGTAATTGTTATGGTTACTGTAGGGTTAACAGTAACTCCATCTGTTACTTTAACAGAGATTGTTCCTGTCCTTGCCCCGCTGCTTGGATTTGCTGCAACATTAAATTTTATCATGCCACTATTGGTTCCTTTAACTGAAACTGCGGAAGGGAAAGATATCCATGAAGCATTGCTCGTTGCAGTCCATTTCATAGAGTTAAAGTTATTTGTAGTATCTCCAACATTGTAAACATTTATGTATTTATTATATGAAGCGCCACAGGGTAGAGAAAATGTTGAAGGACTTGCACTTAATTGGTTCATTCCATGTTGGATAACATCAATATAGCGAGGACCGGAATTACTTTTAATTTGTAATGCTCCGCTAGAAGCCGTGCCTTTAAATGTAGGAACTCCAATTCTTCCTGCTCTTTTAACAATAGTTGAATTAGATTGAATATCAATAATTTTCTTAGTTCCTGGAGTAAAAGTATTTCCTCCAACAACTGTTGTCCAATCCTGGCAAGAATAGAGTGTAATAGAAACAAGATCCCTCACTCCAATCTTAGTAGTTTGTAATGTTATTCTTTGAGCATTCTGCCCTATTTCTACCACTCCGGGGTCTATTCTTGAAGCACTTGGAAAAGGATCTTGAGATATATTTAAAGTAGCATAAGCGCCGGGGCTTCCTGGGCTTCTATATGTCAATTGTGCGGATCTAGTTGTACTAGAAATATTAGAATCCAACCATAAATAAAATCCATACCTATAGGATTCCCAATCTACAGTTGGATATAAAATATTCCAATATGCAGCAGTTACTTCTGTTGCGGTAATAGGATTTTTTGCTACATGTAGGCCAGGTCTTGTCATTTCATAAATTTTCAACCAGGAACTGGCCGCAGAGTTTACTTCTACTGTAATGGTTGCTTTTATTCCAAGTGGAGTTGTTTTTATAGGCATTATAATAGGAAGAAGAGTACCCAGGGCAGGCATCCCCCCCAAATTACTAAATACAGGATCAATAGTTATAGCTGGAGATGGTGCAGTTATTGCTGATAAAGATGGACTAACCGAAGTTGGGGTAGTCTGTAATTTTTTTGCTAATTTTATTCTTCCACTTGTCATGTTAACTTACCTCATAATATGGATTTACTATTGTTGCAGTTGTAGTGGTATTTAATGATGTTGAAAGTGCAGTATATGCAGACAAGGTAGCTTGTTCTGCTCCACTTAAATATTGTAATGGATTTCTAGTGTCATCATCATCCACCATCCACACATATTCGTAATAGTTGTAAGTAATTAAACACCTTTGGGGTTCACAATAAGTAGTAAGCCCCAGAGTTGGATCCGCTGCATTCAACCCTGCTACAACCTTTGCATCATATGCTTGCAAAGTAGCTAAATTCGCCGACTGAATGTATTTCATTTATCTATTCTCCTTTTTGTTTTAATTTCTAATTTAAAGAACACAAAGTAGATACCTTTCCATCATGTTGTAACATAGAATATATATCTAATAAATTGTCATCTCCTACAATGTTTCTTACCATTTTTAAATAATCTTCCCTTCCTCCATTAAATTTTTTAGAAAACTTTTCCAAAGCAATTGCATCAGAATATGCTGGTACTGCTACAACACTTAATTCAAAGAATGATAATCCTCTATTAATTTCTGAAGTTCTGCATGCTATTCCTTTGTTGCTAATTCCATTTAATACTTCATCTAAATCAAATTTACTTGCAACAACATGTTTCATCCATTCTGGTCTTAAAGTTTCAGAATCTAATAAATCTCTTAATTGATTTGCAGAAACAACTACAATTGCTCCTTTTTTGTTTTTGATATGATCACAATATTCGTTGGAAAATCTTGCTTCATTTCCACAAATACTGCATACTGAGCGCATTGTATTACATCCCATAGAGCAAGTTAAAGTTTGTCCAGTATCAATCATTCTAATAATTCTATCTAATAATTTTTTAACGTTAGAACTCGTCCTAACACTATCTACTAACTTTGTATCAATTCTCATCAAAACTTCAATATCCCCCATAGTTTGCCCCGGGTGTTTCAATACAGCAAATCTAGCTGGTGTTTTATCTTTCCCTAATAAATCAACCCATTTAAGTCTTGGAATAGAAGAAATTAAAGAAGAATATGGAGTAAGGGGTTCTTTATATATAAATTTGTTTAGATAAGCATCTGGTAAATCCCCAATAGAACCTTCTAATCCTAATGCGCTATTATGCTCTACGTGCGCTCTTTTGTTAATAAAAGATCTGTATCCAAACCCTGGTCTATCATCTTCAAAATCTTCATAAGGGAATGCATCAAAATTTCCATTAGGACCTGCTACCTCTAGATTCCCTATTGCCCTAAATCTTAAGAATCTAAATTCTTTAGAATTTACAGGTATAATCTTTTTCTCATGTTCCGAAGAAAACCTGGGAGGCAAAGGATTACTTTTTACTTGTTGTACACAATATTTTACTAACATTTAATTTCTCTTTTGTTTTTAATATTTAATCTGCAATATATGTATCAAAAGAACCTTCTTGGTCTAATTCCTTTACATTTTCAAACTCTAATAAATCTCCACCTTTCTTTTTTATTGATAAAGATGTTGCACCACCACCATCTACATTAATTTTTATAACGATAGAATGCCCAATAACACAACATCTGGAGATATAATTTAAAATTTTCTCAAACTGGTCTAACTGATCTTCCGGTCCTTGTATTGTATAAATTCTTGAAGATTCTTTCCCTGCAATTCTTCCTAACCTTAAACTACTTGTTATGTTGTGTAATTTCTTGTAGGTTTCAAAGTTTTCCTGAGTAAATCCACCATCACTACTCATAATAAAATTTCCATTTATATACCAACCTTTTGTACCATCAGGTTTTTCTACCGCAGGACCATCTAGTCTATGGAGTTTATTTTTGTTATTGAGGTAGATAACGTCCCCAATCCCATATATATCCCCAGTTTTTTCCCTTATCTCTCTCCAGTTATCCTCAGTAACTGCTATTCTTTGCAGGATATCTTTCTTCCAACTTAATACTTCTCTCCAATTTCTGTGTAATTTCATTTATTCATCTCTCTTATCATAGCTAAATTTTCATACTTCTTTGAATTCATTAGTTTTAAATTCTCTTGACTATAAAATATATCATCACTTCGTGCTTCAGATACAATATCTGGTTCTAATTCTTTTAATGCAGATGCAACAGGATTGCCTCCAGGTGCTTGTGGAGGTACTTGTCCTTGAGATGTTTCTGGGGGGCCTCCTTCTCCTATTGGCATTGCAGGTTCTTCTCCCCCTCCCATACCAACTCCTCCTAATCCAACTTCAGGACCACCTAAACCACCTAAATCCATTCCTCCTCCAAAATCCCCACCTCCTCCGCCTTGGCCACCAATAGTTTTATCTTTTGGCATAAAATTCAATAATCCTTCATTTGCAATCTCTTTATACCTCTTAGCTTTTCTTTTAATATCTTCCATAAATGCTTTTTCTTGTGTATCTCTATCTAACCTTGCCATTCTTGCTAGAGTTGCATCATCTACTAAATGTGGTCTATTGTCTGCTAGCCATTTAATATAGTTCTTGAGGTTTTCATCTGATGCAGCAGACATTGCACCCCAATCCAGTTTTGGATATACATAATCTCTTACTAATCGTTCTTGTTCTTGTGCTCTCTTTGTAATATATTCCTTAAATTCCTTATTGTCTTGGTAATCTCTTAACCCAGAAAATACTTTTGGTAAATTTTCTAATAATGGTTTGCCATATTTCATATGACTATGAGTTGCAAAACCAACTGAAGATTGTTTAACTCTATAAAACCCACATAAATCAGCTATAGGTTTAAATACCCCACTATGAACAAAATTCTCTAATTTTAATTGAAAATTAAGGTATCTTTGTCTTTGTACTTCCAATCCAATGTAAGCTTGAGCATAACTACCACCTTGGCCTGTCATTAATTGTTCATGCATTCCTAAACCAATAAACTTCAATCTGTAAATTCTATCCAATTCTGGTCCTATAGGCAACATTCTTCCGTTAGAACCATAGAACTGAACGTCGATACCATAATGGTAGTAGATACTAAAGTTAGGATCTAACTCCCATGCTGCAAACAGATCCCTTACAGCATCAATTTCATCATCATTTGGAATATATCCTGAATTTGGATCACCAACCTTAACAACAGTAAGGGGAACAGCGTGACGAGTAGCAAGAGCAAAGTTAGCTTGATTAAACCTATCCTCTAACATCAACATCTTCAAGATTCTCTTTATCAGAGATTTACCCTTTAATTCATAAGGACGTTTTGCATGAGAAATTTGAAATGTATTGTTAGGGTCAAGAGGAATTTCTTGATTAAACAATACATAATGTTTAATTTCATTTGGTAATTGATCAAATAAGAATCTTGGAGATTGAGTTTGTACTACTTTCTTTAATGTTTCATCAGGAATAAGTTTTATCAAAGGTCGCTGGTTAATCCACGTTGCTTCTACCTTTACATAGTCAGGATTAAGAATTGCAAATTGATCCCACATATAATCGGATTCATTGAATGCACCGAAAGGTACAACATCACCAATCTCATGGTACTCTGATGCTATATCATTTAATAACTTATATCCATTAATTCTTTCCCACATTTCTTCAAAATGTTGTTGTACTCCAGTATCTTCACACTGACCTAACCTCAAATCTGCCAACGGTAAGTCAGTATGCATACGAAGACTAGCACCGCAGATAGGGTCGGTTTCTGCAAAATATCTGTATAGACCATTCAGCGTTCGTTGGTCGGAAGGTATGCTTAAAGAAGAAGATGTATACCTTGGGTCATTAAAAAGAGGAGCAGTTCTTGTTACATCTGGATATGATGCTTGCCTTAAACTAGCATTTCTGGATTTATCAAAATTCCCATTACTTCTTTTTGGAAGTGTATTTGGAATGGTTTGAGTTTCCTTAAAATTCGCATCAGTTCCTGCAACAATTAACTTCCTTTGTTGTCCTCCTATTATATATCCCATATTTTTCCACTCATTTATTCTTAATTAAATATTGTAAATTTTCTTTTTTCTTTCTATCCAATCTATGACATCTTTAACAGGTAAATCAAAATCAGAATTCTTTGGTAACATTGCTATGACTTCTCTCTTGAAGTCTTGATACAATGTACTAGATAATGTTCTGTCATTGGTCATACGGTAAAGAATTGTTAATGCTAACTGTGCAGGTCCTGAACCTTCATATCCCCAAGCAAAATCTGAAGAGTGTTTATTTATATCAAATGATGTATAAGGACTTAATATTTCATCTCCAAACGTTACATTCCCAAAACTTCTGTTAGTGTATTCCCCATGAATTATCTTATCAAAATAACTTCTTGGGTATAAATCTATATACACATTCCAACTAAGTTTAAGAGAACTTGTTATATTATGTTCTCTTTTGTAGTTTTCAAACTTCTCTGGGGTAAATCCATTCTCACTTCTTCCAACAAAATCTCCATTTATATACCACCATTTTTCTCCATCAGAATATTCAATTGCGGGAC